GTTCTTTCGATGATATCTGCATCTTCGATATCCGATACGCCTGGTGTGAAGTAAAGATCAAAGGGCGAGATCCGGTTCCAAAACATTTTGGCGCGGGGAAGAGAAGTTATATTTCCCTGCACCCAGGTCACTGACGGCACGATGCGAACGACAGGCCCTTTCATCACGGCGATGGGGAAAAGTGGCAAATCCGTGATGAATTCAGCGAGCGCCTTGTAGAACCCACCTTCCACGAGAAGATCGTCAAGCTTTGCTTCAGCTTGGAGGGCCTCGACTCGAGCTTTCTTCTTTGCAGCGTTGAGCGCTGCATCGACGAGGGCGTTCGTACGGTCTTTAATTTGGTTCAGATCGACTTCCTGGCCTGCCTGCGCCAGCGTTTGCACCTCTACCTGAACCAACTGTGAGATCGCACCGGTGACGTCATCGGGGAGTGTCGGATCGGGTGTCGGATCAAGCCCCCAGGGCTTGTTGGAACTGAGATAGATCTCTCTGAGCAGCGAGCTCGCCCCCCGGCACTTGACCGCGATCACCCGTGCAAAGACGTCACTCCCACCGAATTTCTTTATCTCGGCAAGCTTGTCAGCCCTGTACTGTCCGTTGAATACGCGTTGCGCGTGAAGGAGGCGCTCGTTCCACCCGGACTGTGAATTCCGGTGGGTCCGCATTATCTCAAATTGTGTCCTGATATGCCCAGCCAGGCCAACCGCGATCTGCGCATCTTGATCATTTGTGGACTGTTTGGTGGCCTGCACCCTGTCGCGATCCAGGGCGCGTTCGTAATTCGTCAGTTCGCTCGGGGGAACGACGCGCAGCAGTCCTTGGGCTGGCAGCGCACTGATGGCCATCGTTCATAAGTACAGTATCTTGCGGCTGATTGGCAACTAGATATATCCTTACCCAAAGAAGTAAGGGTGAAACATGGGTGAGATCACCACTAATCAGAACGCCGATCGGGAGAAGTTGCTGCTCTCGCTTGCGCGCGAGATCGCGATGGACATTCTCCCCCTTGAAATGATACTTACAAACCACAAAATAGATCAAACAACCTGGGAAACTATACATAAACAAGGTCGTTTCCAGGCACTCCTTACCGAACAGATCAGGTTCTGGAACTCGGGCGCGAACACACAGGAACGCGTAAAAATGAAGTTCCTGAGCACGCTGGAGGAGTCGATCCCCGAAATGTACGCCATGCTCGTCGACCCCAAATTTCAGGATTCGTCGAGAGTGGAGATTTTCAAGGCGCTTCAGAAGGGCGCCGGCATCGGCAATGGCAGTGGCGCAGAAGGCGCGCTCAACGGCGAGAAAATCAGCATCACAATAAATATGGGTGCTGATAATCAGCTCAAGGTGATCAAAGAATTACCGACGCAGGTAATTGAGAATGAACCAGCTCGGGCTGATGGATAGATTGAAAGATCAAGTTGAAAGATAATGCCAGCTAATATTACTTACGACGCCCCACCGACAGTTGCTCGATTCATGAAGAGCAACGCGTTCTTCAGGATCATCGCTGGCCCTGTCGGAAGTGGTAAGACGACTGGCTGCATATTTGAATTCTTGAGACGTGCAATCGAGCAGAGTCCTGCTCCAGATGGTTTTCGCTACACACGCTTTGCCATCGTCCGGCAGACGCTCGAGCAGCTGCGCATGACTGTCCTTAAGGACATAGAGGCATGGCTCGCGGGGGTGGCGCGCTATAAAGTTTCCGAGAAGACAGTTTACGTCGAATTTGGCGACGTCCGCAGCGAGTGGCTTCTCGTTCCGCTCGAGGACCCCGAAGACCAGAGGCGCCTGCTGTCGTCACAGCTCACCGGCATCTGGATGTCGGAAGCGATCGAGATAGACGTGAATCTGGTCCCCCCGATCCTGGGCCGTCTGTGGCGCTACCCCTCGGGCGTGCGCGGCGTACCGAACTGGTCAGGCGCCATCGCCGACACGAACATGCCCACCGAGGGGTCTCCCTGGCACAGATTCATGGCGCTCGACAGACCACCGGAATGGGATTGTTATATTCAACCCGGCGGCCTCGAGCCCGATGCAGAAAATCTCAACTGGCTCGCCCAGACCAAGGACACGCTCGCGCTCCCCATCGACAACCCCGATCGCCTGGCCGCTGGGCGTCTATACTATGAACGCCTTTCAAGAAATCCCTCACCTGACTGGGTAAAGCGATATGTCCATGCGCAATATGGCAACGATCCTTCGGGAAGCGCTGTTTTTCGGGAGACATTCAAGGGCTCTTTCCATACCGCAGACGAAGTGCTCCCCGTCATGGGGCATCCGATCGTCGTTAGTCAAGACTTCGGCCGCAACCCATGTGGCATCATTGGCCAGCTCGATCACAAAGGAAGACTTCTTATTTTGCAGGAGCTCATCTCCGAGGATATTGGCCTTGAGCTACATATCAATCGGATCCTGCGGCCGGCTCTCATGGACCAGCGATTTCTTGGGAAATCTGTCTACATCATTGGTGATCCGGCCGGCCGCCAACGATCGACTTCCTACGAGGAAACGTCTTTCGATCTTCTTACGCGCGCTGGTCTTACTGCCTATCCGGCTCCTACAAATGACATTGATAAACGCCTTCGCGCGGTGGAGGCTTATCTTCTGGGGCAGCGCGATGGAGGACCGGCACTCCTCATCGACAAGCAACGCTGCCCGACGCTCGTCTTAGCCCTGCAGGGAAGATATCGCTACGCCAAGCGCAAATCGGGCCAGCTCGCACCACTGCCCGAGAAGCTTCATCCATGGTCGGATGTCGCCGACGCACTCCAATATTTGTGTTTAGTGGCGCATGGCGGTGTCACGAATTACGTAGCTAACAGGATGGCTCGAGCGGCACAATATTCTTCAAGTCAGCGTGGGCCAAAATTTACTTCGGCTGCTTGGACTTAAATGTGTGGACTTAATACTTACCATTTTCCCCGTTTAAGCAGCTCAGCCCGGCCGATGGCATAGGCTTCGGTATGTTCGGGGGATTTCAGCTCCCGCAACTCGTCCGTGAGAAAGAGTACTACCTGAAGCAGCTCTTCACGGGTCATATTCACTATAGGTTTTGGCCCTACCCCTGGCAGATCAAAAGTACCCAAGTGTTGAGATTGTTGAGGTGGCATGAATAGGGTCCTCTATTTACGATTAACGGAGTTCATAAGCAGAAACAGTTTTGCGAGCTCGAGCTCCATTATGGTGTCCGAGGTGGAACCGTCGCCCCAGGCAAAAATGGCGGGGTATTCATTCTTACCCACATCGCAGGGGATCACCATTATTGCCTGCGTAACATTCCCCAGCTCGCCCTTCTCGATATCGTCGGCAAGCCGACGCATCATCCCCGGCACGTCTCGAAGAGAGGTTTCCCGGAGCGTAATGACTTCAGCGCTCATGTAGTTTGCTTGCTAGTAGTGGAGATACCGCGCCGTGAAGCGGCCCTTCGTGTAATCCTTACCATCCTTGATAAGGTAATCCGCCTGTTTGCGCATCCAGGCAGCGATCTGCCTACGACCCCCCGGAGTCATATCGGGCACCCGATGGATCGTAATTACCGCTGCAGCAAGCTTCCTTGTTTTCTTTATTCTTGTTTTCTTTGCTCGTGTTTTATTTATTTTTGTAGTTCGTTTCATCTTAGTCTTCTTACCCTGTGATATCCCAATCTTCGGCAACGAGATCCGTCTGCGAAGCAAGCCACGGCACGATAGCTTCGTTGCCTCTGGCATCAGGGGCCGTCTTCATGACGATGAATGGCGCCATGGTGATCTCGCCGGCGTTCGTATTGAGCTTTATCCCCGAGATGAATGCGATCCACATCCCCTTGCCGTTCCACCCTCTCCTCGTCGCTCTGTGCCCTGCCTTGAGCCCTTTGAGCGCCTGAGAGAAGTCTACGGTATTCACGAAACGTACGGGCGGAGTAGCTTCAGCAATAGCTTGTGCAGCTGCTCCTGCAGGACGCTCACTATTGGGATCTTGAGCTGCAGCCTTGGCTACATCCTTAACTTCCTCGAGTATATCCTGCACAAGTGGATCGGGCTTTACGTCGGGTTGCGGGGAGCCATTATTCATGAAGGGTTGCTCCTATGGGTAGGTACGATGGGTGGGAATTATATGGAGCTTAGGAAGTTTAGGCAGCTGCTTCTTGAGCTACTTCTTGTTGTTTCTCACGACGAAATGGCGTCCCGATGTTCGCCTCGATCCAGTTGTGGATATCGGCTTCCCGGTAATAGATGCTCTTACCGAGACGGGTAAATGCCGGGCCTATCTTGTGATCGCGCCATCTGACGATCGTCTCGATCTGCAGCCCGAGCATGGCTGCAAACTCATTTTCAGTGAGTATGCCGAACCGCGACCGAAGACCCTGGGCGAACGCTTCTTCCTGTTTGCTCAGCATAGGCACTCTCTCAGAATGGTCTGGCCAGGCCACATCCTGCGCAGAATAAGGACAAGGCAAGGGTGGTGGATCAAGCCCCTCCTAAAGCGCGCCAAAACATATTCTGAACGCAACTGATTTGCCTACCCCCTAAAAACTGCTCCTGTGCACAGATGAACCTCCCCACGGGAACCTACGCGAACAAATGCATCACAAAACTGAAACAAAATAACAGTTGAGACCGGAAATGACGTTGTAGTTCAAAAGGAGAACGTTTTTCACACAAAAGTGGGTATGCGTTGGTTTGTCACAGGGTTAGGAGTTATCCACAGGTTCATTCGTGCACGGGGGCTTAGCTCAGCGGGAGAGCGCGCGCCTCACACGCGCGAGGTCGCAGGTTCAATCCCTGCAGCCCCCACCAGCACGCCGTATGGACAGTATGGGGAGCTCGAGCGACGCCGCCTGGGCCCGCTGATACTCCGGCGAGAAGCGCGCATAGTGCTTCTCCGTCACCCTCGAGTCGCTGTGCCCCAGAAACTGCGCTATGGCCTCCATGGAGTGGCCATCTTCCGCAAGCCAGACGGCCGCTGAGTGGCGGAACACATGCGGGCTCACCGGAAGTGAGGCCCGCACTCCTGCCGCCTGCACAGCCTTCTTTATTGATCCTACGCGCTGCCCCGCCCACTCGATGACGTGGGACGTCTGCGCCCCCGCCTGCGCCTCAAGGAGAGCTGCACGTGCAGAATTGTTCATCGGCACGATGGTCCGCCTTTTGGCTTTGCGCTGCGCGCCGGCGACACGGAAATTTATGAGCCCCTTCTCGAAGTCGACTCTCGACCAGGTGAGATCGAGCAACGCACCGGCACGCGCACCGGTGGTCATGGCGAGCACGGCGAACAGGCGCACATGCGGCAGGGTGCATGCATCGAGGAACTGCTGGAACTGCGGACGGGTAAGATAGAACTCGCGCGAAGGAGGCTGCTGCGGACGCTCTATGCGCAGCGCCCTGTCGATGAGCCCGAGACGGGCAGCACGGTTGAGCACCGTCTGCAGGTAGCCGAGCTCCGTCCATATCGTCCCATCGGCACGCCCCTGGGCCCGTCGCTCCTGCACATAGGCATCGATGTGCGCCTGGGTGAGCGTGTCGGCAGTCAGGCGCCCGATATGTGGACCGAGGAAGCGCCAGCTGTAGCGCATGGTCTTGGCGACTGGACGATCGTGGAGGGACAGGCGTTGCTGCTCCCATAGATCCTCGATGGTGAAGGTATTGCGAGAGAGCCTTTGCTCTTCCCGCAGATAGACACTCAGGGCTTGTTCGGCTCGCGTGCGGTCAGCCGTGCCAAGCGAGCGGCGCCGAGGTCGGCCGGCTTCCCGC